AAGACTGGAAGGAGCTGGATGTGGGTCACACCTAAGTCTTTGAGATAGTCTAGTTTTTCGATAAAGGCTTCAAAGGTACCAAATGGCTTTGTTAGTGCATCTGGTATATTCATGAAACGCCAAGGCAAGGACCGATACCCATTAAAAGGGATATATGGACCAGCCTTACCGCAAATGTTTGGTAATGAAACTGTTATGAATGCCATGCAAAAAGAAGGCATGGAAATGTATGAAAAGCGCCTATATCACGAATTAGAGCGTGCGTTAGGAGGTAACTAATGACACCATTAGATGTATCAGACGGCATTGCCGCCTATCTCATGGATGAGTTGCGCAAGCTAAATGAAACAAGTGATGTTGCCACGAGCCCTATTCGAGTATGGAGCGGGTTCTTACCAAGGGTGGATAAGAATGAAGATAAGCGCAAGTTATGTCCAGCCGTAGTAGTGCATCCGTATTCTGTTAGTGATGCGAATAGTTCGACGGTAGGTATTACTGTATTGGTAACTACTTATGACGAGGCCTTAACAAAAGGTCATGTCGGACTATATCACCTCTTAGAGGTAGTGCGTGAGCGGTTACTATCTGATAATCCAGTAGCACTTAAATATGAAATTAAGGAGAATACCGTTAATACAACAATTCCTGATGATCAACCATACCCTCAATGGGTTGGATATCTTGAATTTGAAGTATATATTCCAGTTATTCGTAGGAATCTAACTAAGATATTTACGGATAATAAAGTAATTGAATAGGAGACAACGATGAACCCTGTTGTATATGTTGGGCCTTCGTTCCGCAGTAGCCGGCTAAATCAATTCATGATATTTAGCGACGGTGCACCACTGCCGGAATCGGAAGACCCTATTTTTATGCATTTATTCGTGCCTTTAGATGAACTCAATCAAGCAATGATTGATGTGAGAACACAAGGCACACAATTAAATGTATTCTATGTTAACGCATTGAAGAATTATAAAGGAGTGAAGTAAATGGCCTTTTATCATGGCGTCAAAACAAGTGAGCAAGCTACCTCTGTAATTGCTCCTGTCCAAACTACTGCCGGCCTTCCAATTGTGTTCGGTACTGCACCTGTACACCTTACAGAAGACCCTAGCGCAGTAATTAATAAGCCCATCATCTGTTATAGCTGGGAAGAAGCTGTTCAACAACTTGGCTATTCTGAAGATTGGACACATTTCACCTTGTGTGAAGCAATGTATGCGCAATTCAAATTGTATGGCGTAGCTCCAATCGTATTTGTTAACGTATTGGATCCTGCTAAACATAAGAAATCCACTACAACAACTGCTACATTGACAGAAAAGAAATGCATTGTAAAAGCTGCAGTATTGCTTAACACATTGCAAGTATCTAGTGGCGGTCAAACAGGTGTGGCCAACACAGATTACACGGCAGCATTTGATGACAAAAATCAATTGGTTATCTCTGTTATCAAAGGTGGAAAGTTTGATACAGCTACTACCTTAAACCTTACTTATGATGAACTTGATGTAGAAAACTTCGATTATAAAAATGTAATCGGTGGTGTGGATAGTAACGAAAAGGCAACAGGCTTTGAATTGATTGATACAATCTATCATCATTTCGGTATTGTACCTGGTCTTATTGCTGCACCTGGATTCTCTCAACATCCTACAGTCGCTTCCGTGATGAAAGCAAAATCTCGTGTTATTAATAACTTGTTTGGTGCGACTACTTTGGTAGATATCGATACTACACAAGTTGTTAAATACACAGATGCTTACGAATGGAAGAAAGGTAATAGCTATACAGGTGAATCTGAAGTCGTATGTTGGCCGATGGTTCGCAATGGCGATTATATGTTCCATATGTCTACGCACATCATGGGCATTATTGGCAAATGTGATGCATCCAATAGCGATATTCCTACGTTATCCCCTTCCAATAAGTCTATGAATATCACAGGCTTGTGCTTAGCTAATGGTAAGGAAGTAATGCTTACGCATTCGCAAGCAAACTTATTGAACTCTCAAGGTATTATGACGGCCGTTAATATCAATGGTTGGGTATCTTGGGGTAACTACACAGGTGCATATCCTGGCACAACTGATGTTAAGGATACATTCATTTGTGTACGCCGGTTCAATGATTGGGATGACCAAACATTCATCTTAACCTATTGGCAAAAAGTGGATATGCCTATCTTGCCTCGTAATATCAAGACAATTCTTGATAGTGAAACAATCCGTCTTAACGGTCTTACTTCTCGTGGCTTTATCTTGGGCGGTCGTATTGAATTCAAAGAAGCAGAAAACCCTACAACAGATTTGTTGAATGGTATTATTCGCTTCCATAAATACCGTACACCTCCAATTCCAGCGCAAGAAATTGAAAGCATCTCTGAATACGATGTTTCTTATTTCAAAACGCTATTTCAAACAGTATAGAAAGGGGTAATTAATCATGGCATCTATCAATCAAGTGCCGGAAGTACTTAATGACTTCCGTGTATACGAAGAAGGCTCTGACAACTGTTTAGGTGTTGCCAAAGTGGAATTACCTAGTGAATCTGTAATGACTCAAACTGTAAAAGGTGTGGGTATTGCAGGTGAAGTAGAAGCGCCAGTTATTGGTCACTACTCCTCTATGGAAACTAAACTTACATGGAACACTCCAACAGAAACTACACACCGTCTTACAGGCGGACGTGGCGTACGTTTAGAAGTACGTGGCGACCTTACCGAACGTATATTTTACCGCTTCCGTCACCGTCTGAACAAATCGAATGCAGCTGTTTCATTAGACAATCTAGCTACTGCTACTGATATGATGTATGCTGGTTTTCGCCTCAATGAAAAATGGACGGCTACCGTGGGTAAGATGTGCCAAATGTGGGGAGGCTATGAGTTCGACCTCAATCCGATGAATATCTATGAATATTCAGATTTTCTCGAAAATATGGATAACTTTATGCTAGGGGCAATGATTACATATGCACCTAACCCTAACCACGAGTTCAACTTACAAATTACCGATGTTCGCAATGATAGTTTTAAAAATATCTATGGTAGTCCTATAGGTATCAAAGCGAGCAATACGCCTTTAGCTTATATCTTCAACTGGAATGGTAATCTTTTGGACGGCTTAGTGCAAACGCGTTGGGGAGCAGGATTGCAAAGTGAAGCCGATGGCTATACAAATGCCTTGGTGATGCTTGGTACTAAACTAAACTTACCTAAGTTTCAGGTATTTTTAGACTATATGATGGCAAATGATCAATTAGATAGGCTTAACTATACCCCATTAAGTAATAATGGTTCGGCTACACCAGTAAAAGATGCTAAATACAACTCGTTTGTGTTAAAAGCGGAGTACCAACCCACACCAGAGTGGAATATCTTTGCGCAAGGTCTTTATGAAACGGCTAACAGCAGCTTAGCTAATAACGAGTTTAAAGGCATAGGCTATTTTGCAGGGGTAGAATATTTGCCCTTCAAAGAACAAGACTTGCGATTTTTCTTAGCCTATATCGGTAGAAGTAGAGATACAAATAGTGTAAAAGTGGATACTAATCGCGTAAGTGTAGGTATGATGTACCGCATAAAAGCATTTTAACAATTAATGCTAGTTTGATGTAATGTTAGTTATTCCTTAGAATTTATAACTAAGAGTAAAACTTCAATGTTAATATTTAGAGTGTTAACTGTTGCATGTGTATATTTAGGTTCAGTTGCAAGTTTAGGACTTGTTTGGGATTTAGCTGATGTCTTTATGGGTATTATGGCATTAATGAATATCATAGTTATAGCAATACTTTCTCCAAAAGCTGTTGCTATTATTAAAGACTATATAAAACAAAGAAAAGAAGGAAAGAACCCTGTATTTAGAGCTAAAGATATACCTGGTTTAAAAAATACAGAATGTTGGGATGATTAATAATTAATTAAATCCACCCATTATTGTTTCCGTATACAAGCACGACAACGAAATCAATAAACCGAAAGGCATAATGCTTGCCAGTTAGCCGAGTAATTGGCTTAGTGATTTACTGGGGCTTACTAAAAGTATTGAGCAAGCAGCACTTG